ACACCTGATATTTATAACTTTCTAAGGTCATCTCTTAGATCAGTAGATCCAGAGATACCAGTATTTATGAGAGCAACAGGTAACCCAGGCAACGTAGGATCTACTTGGGTAAAAGAAATGTTTGTAGATCCATCGGTTCCTAATACAAAGTTTGATGTAGAAATACAAACGCCAGTTGGTGTAAAAAAAATAACAAGAAGATTTATACCAGCTAAGTTACAAGATAATCCATATCTAATGCAGACAGAGGATTATTATATTATGCTAGCCTCTTTGCCTGAAGTGCAAAGAAAACAGTTCTTAGATGGAGACTGGGGTGCTTATGAAGATGCAGCATTTCCAGAATTTAATTTAACAACACATGTTGTAGAGCCATTTGAGATACCTAGAAACTGGCATAGATTTAGATCTTGTGACTGGGGATATTCTTCACCAGCTTGTGTACTTTGGTTTGCCATAGACTTTGATAATAATCTTTGGATATACAGAGAACTATATACAAAAAAAGTTACAGCAGATTTATTTGCACAACAAGTTTTAGATTTAGAACATAAAGAATATATTCGCTATGGAGTCTTAGACTCAAGCACTTGGGCAAGAAGAGGTGATGTCGGTCCAAGTATTGCAGAAACAATGATTACTGCAGGATGTAGATGGAGACCATCTGATAGATCACCAAGAAGTCGTATCAACGGTAAACTGGAAATACACAAACGACTATCTGTTAGAGAAAAAGATAATGAAAAAAAACCATCATTATTTATTTTTAACAACTGTGTAAATTTAATACGAACACTACCACTTTTACCATGTGATAAAAACAATCCAGAAGATGTTGATACGCACGCAGAGGATCATGCATATGATGCTTTACGATATGGATGTATGTCTCGCCCCATTAATCCACACGGAATAGGAATAGATGGCTTTGGAAAAGTTCAGTCATTTCAACCAGCAGATAGGATATTTGGATATTAATGGATATAGATGGAAAAAAATTAAGAGTTGGATTTCAGGATCTAACAATTGAAATAAAAGATGCAGATTTTAGAACAGACAATCTTACAGATTGCTATGGTCATTATCTGCAAAGAGAAAATAAAATACAAATAAATACAAATTTAGAAACACATGATTTGTTGAACACAGTTATTCACGAATGTTTACATGCATGTGCATACGTTGGTGGGCTTACAACTAAATCTAATCCATTAGCAGATGAAGATAAAGAAGAAGTTGTTACTAATACATTAGCTAACCAATTACATATTGTCTTACGAGATAATCCATGGCTCTTAAAATTTATACAAGAGTCACTATCAAAAACTAAAAATAAGGAGAAATAACATGGACATCATGAAAAAATATAAACAAGGTGATTTAGATGAAGTACCTAGTGCAAAAACTGGTAATGATCCTATGAACCTTCCTGCTGATGAAGTAGGTGGAGAAAATGTTGATGCACCAAAAGTTAAAACTAACATGGTGGATGGCAAGATTTTTTCAATGGCTGATGAAAGAGACTACTAATATTTATCATGGCTGATGAAACACCAAGAGATGATTTAGTTGTAGCCGTTGGAGAAGCTAACGAAAAAGAAAAAGATTCAACAACTGACTACTATGGATTAGAAGGTTTAATAAAAGAAAGATTTGTTAAGTCTGAAGATGCTAGGTTATTTGATGAAAGTCGTTGGTTAAGATCATACAGAAACTATAGAGGTATCTATGGTTCTGATATGTCATTTACAGAAAAAGAAAAGTCTAGAGTTTTTGTAAAGATAACTAAAACAAAAGTTCTAGCAGCATTTGGTCAACTAATAGAAGTTTTATTTTCAACAGGAAAGTTTCCTATTGGAGTAGAGCCTACACCTGTACCTGATAGTATAGCTGAATATGCTCATGTAAAACAACCAAATGAAGAATCAAAAGATCCCAAAGAAGATAAAACAAAAGTTATAGATATATACGGTTTTCCTGGGGATGGTAAAGAATTATCTCCAGGAACTACAACTGCTGATTTATTAAGAGGTTTATCTTCAGATTATGAAGGTGTAGAGATGGCAGAAGGACCTTCTGTTTTATCTCCTAAAATACCACAAATAGAACCTGCAAGAGAATCTGCAGAAAACTTACAGAAACTAATTCATGATCAATTAGAAGAAAGTTCTGCAATTACTGTACTAAGACATGTATTATTTGAAATGGTATTGCTTGGTACTGGTGTTTTAAAAGGACCTTTTACTCATGATAAGATTCTACACAAATGGGAAAAGAGTGAAGAAACAGGAGAACAGCAATATAAGCCACAATTTAAAGCTGTTCCAAAATTAGAGGCAGTTAGTGTTTGGGATTTTTATCCAGACCCAGACGCAACAAGTATTGAAGATTGTGAGTATGTAATACAGAGACATTCTTTTAACAGATCACAATTAAGAGATTTACAAAATAGACCATACTTTAGAAAACAAGCAATAGCTGATTGTTTAAAAATGGGAGAGAACTATGAAGTTCGTGGGTTTGAAACTGCATTATTAGATAGAGAAAATGTAGATGATCTTCAAAAGAAAAGATTTGAAGTTTATGAATACTGGGGAACAATGGATAGACTTCTTGCTGAAGAAGCAGGTCTTGAAATTGGTGAGGATATGGAAGAACTTGATGAAGTTCAAATTAATGCATGGATATGTAATGGTCATGTATTAAGATTAGTATTAAATCCATTTACTCCTGATAGAATACCATTCCATGTTTGCCCATATGAAATAAATCCATATCAGTTTTTTGGTGTAGGTATACCAGAAAATATGGAAGATGCACAAATGGTAATGAATGGTCATGCAAGAATGGCTATAGATAATTTAGCATTAGCAGGTAATTTAGTATTTGATATTGACGAAACACAATTAGTTCCAGGACAAGATATGAATATATATCCTGGTAAAATATTTAGAAGACAATCTGGTGTAACAGGTACAGCTATTAATGGATTAAAGTTTCCTAATACAGCACCAGAAAATTTAATGATGTTTGACAAGTTTAGACAACTTGCAGATGAGGCAACTGGTATACCATCATATTCACATGGAGCAACAGGTGTTCAATCAACAACTAGAACAGCTGCAGGTATGTCAATGTTAATGGGTGCAGCTGCATTAAGTATTAAAACAGTTGTAAAAAATATAGATGACTATTTACTGAGACCCCTTGGTGAATCTTTATTCGCATGGAACATGCAGTTTAATAATTATATAGAATCTATAAAAGGTGATCTAGAAATAAAAGCAAGAGGTACTTCCTCACTGATGCAGAAAGAAGTTAGATCACAAAGATTAATGACATTTATGCAAACAGCTAATAATCCAAATATAGCACCGTTTGTTAGATGGCATTCTATATTAAGAGAGATTGCAAAATCATTAGATATTGATCCAGATCAATTGATTAATGATCCAGAAAATGCAGAACTATTCGCAAAAATAATGGGGATGACAAATGGAAATCAACAAACTCAAAACCCTGGTGAGCAACAGGGTAACATGGGATCTGCTCAAGGAGTACCTCCAGGAGCAAATCCAGCTGATCCAACAGGAGTTGGAGGTGGCAACATCGGAGCAGGAGCTGTTCCGCAACCAGGGGAAACTGAGTTCTCTCAGACGACTCCTTTCCCTAGAGCAGCAACTCAACAAGAAAGACGATAAAAGTAGAAGGTTTTTTTAATGGCGTTACAAGATACCCCACCACTGGCAGATCCTACTACAGGAAGAATACCTCCATATACTCAGGTATTAAAACAAGATCCAATTACGGGTACTTATAAAATAAAATATGATGTTAAAGCAGCACCACCTGCAAGTGCATTACAAACAGGACTAACAACTCCTACAACAACTTTACCAGGACAAATGTATGGAACTGGAACTCAGGATGGTGAAGATGAAACTGATACTGATGCAGGAACAGATGCTCAAACTAATATAAATACAGCAATTGCAACCACTCAAAATAGAGGTGGTGAAGGAATGGGCAGAGATAGAGATTTTGGTGGAATTTCAGTTGGTGAACAATCTATAGCAGATTTAAGTTCTACTTTAAATCCTAGTAATTTTGAATCAACAATATTTGCAGGTATTACGGCTATGACACCAATGGCAATTGGTGGTCTTATTGCAGCAGGATCAGCAGATGCACAAAGACAAGCTATAAGAGAAATAAATAGAAGAGCAGCTGCAGGAACTCTTGGTACAAATCCAGATGGATCTCAAGTTAGTGATCAAGCTTTAGCATCTCTTGGCCAACAAATTGGTAATCAGTACGGTTTACCTGGTTTTACTAGTGCATTAAATAATACAGCAGCAGGACAAATATTTGCAGCTAATTTAGCACCACAGTCATTAACAGGAGAAGAAACATTTAATGTTACAAATCAAATGGTAAATCCTGTTAGTCAAGAGCAAATTACTAGAGATTTTGATCAAGCAATGATGTTAGGGTTTCAAGAAAATCAAGAGCAAAATCTTAGAGATGTATTTGCACAAGATATAGCTAGGCAAACAATGGATCCACAAGCACCAACTAATATTGGTGCTACTCTTGCTGCAGCAGATGAAGCTGCAGGTGTTCAAACAGGAGATGCAAGTGCTGCTGAAGCTGAAGCTCAAGCTGGTTCAGGAGCTAACTATGGATGGAATTCTACAGATGGATCTACAATGACATCAAACTCTACAACTACTAATGCAGATGGCAGTACTACAACTAATTTGTCAGGTTTAAATACAGCCAATCAAGTAGTTAGTGAAGGCACTGGTGGACCAAATAATCATAGTCAAAACCAAGTTAATAATGCACAAAACCAAATTAATGGAGCTGTTCAAGAAGGCGGACCAAGTTATGGAATGGCTGAGGGAGTAAGTGCTGTTGGTTATGGATATAATTCTGAAACAGGAAACTATTCAGGTACAGTAAGTTATTCTGGAGGAACTGTAACTACAGGTCAGCCTGAAGGTGATGGTGGAAATAACGCTAATACTGGAGGTCAAGCACCATCTACTGGTGTATCAGGTGTTGATGCTGATACTGGTAAATTCTCTGGTGGAAAACAAGAAGGAAGCGGTGGAGATGGCCCATGTTTCTTAGCAGGAACTCTTATTACCATGGCAGATGAAACTAAAAAACCAATTGAAAAAGTAGAGTTAATGGATAAAGTTGCAATTGGAGGATATGTTGGTGGTGTTGGTAAATTTTTAACAGATGAATTGTATGACTATAATGGAGTTAAAGTATCAGGTAGCCATTTAGTTAATGAAGATAATAAATGGATGCATGTTAAAGATAGTAAAAATGGAAAACCATTAGGTAATGATACTCATGTTGTATATGTTCTTGGAACTGAACATAGAAGATTATTAATTGAAAATATTTTATTTACAGATTACTTAGAAACAAAAGAACAGGAAATGTTTATTGCAAAAGGAAGTGATTACTTTTTTAATAATCATGGAAGTATAGGTAATAAAATTGCAGAAGAAAATTTAAAAATACTTAATGCAGAAAATTAAAACTAGATTATGGAATCTAGATAACGATTATTCTACTATAAAAAATTGGTGGAAAGAATATGATTGGACAAGTCCTCCAAAAGATTGTTTACCTCCAGATGGTATTATAGTTGAATATGAAAATAAACCAGTTTGTTGCACAGGAATTTATTTTGCTATTGGATGTAAGTTTGCATATATGGAATGGGTTTTAGTAGATAAAAACCAAAATTCAAAAGTTAGATACGATTGTTTAAAAGAATGCATAAATTCTGTATTTAAATTAGCAGAACTAAAAGGTTATAAACTTATTGGGCATACAACATCTGAAAGTAAATTATATGATCGATATCAAAAAGATCATGGTATGATAAAAGTAGATCCTGATTTAACAGGATTTTTAAAAATAATAACTAATAATAATGAGTTTAAAACTATAGACGATATTGATTTTGTAGTTGGAGACGAATATTATAAACAAATAAATAATAGGAGAATATAAATGGCAAATGGTGATATGCAAGGCATGGGTATGATGGCTAAAATGCCACAAGCAGATCAAATGCCTAAACAAGAACAAGCTGCTGCATCTATTGTTAATATGGATGCATTTCAAAAATCTGTTAGCAATTTATCTGATAAATCAAGTGAAGTTTTAGAACAACATTTAACACCACCTGTAAAAGAAGCTATAGTAGAACTATTTGGAAGAGATGTTGCAGTTGCTTTAAAAGATTTTGGTCCTAAAGAACCAACCGTTAATATACCAGTTTCAGCTGTTGTAAGTGCTTATCCATCAGGTAATGTTGAAGATTCAGTTCAAATGATGGCTCAAGATTTTAAATCAAAAGCACAACAAAATATTCCTAGTTCACCACAAGGTGGATTAGGCGGAGAGCCAATGAAGGCATCTCCACAAACTAACGTGCCACCTAGCCCTATGCCAACTGGCATGGTCTAGCACACGAGGGCTACCCTTCCCATAAGGCACCCAACTCAACTAGGAGGACAATATGGTTGACGAAACACAAGAAGTTGTAGAAGAATCTACAGAAGAACAAGTAGAAGAAGCTACACCTGAACAGGAACAAGTAGAAGAAATACTTGAACCAACACCTTATCAAAATAAGTATAGAAGAGATCTCGATGATAAGGATACTGATACAGCTACCGAACAACAGGACACCCAAGAAGAAAAAGAGGCTACTCCTGAAGAACGCCCTGTAACAGCCGAGGAAAGGGCTTTTAAGAAACGTTATGACGATCTTAAACGCCATTACGACAAAACTTTGAACAAACATAAAACTGAGGTTACAAAACTTAAAACTCAGATTGAACAAAGCACGAATGAAATGCTACCGCCTAAAGATCCAAATGAACTTCAGGCATGGAAACAAAAGTATCCAGATGTCTATGATGTCATAGAAACTGTTGCTTTAAATCAAGCAGATGCTCGTGCTAAAAAACTTGAAGAGAAATATCAGTTTTTACAAGAGCAACAAACACAGATTGCAAAAGAAAAAGCTGAGGTTGAACTTTTAAAAAGACATCCTGATTTTATGGAGATTCGTGCTACAGATCAATTTCATGAGTGGGCACAAAAACAAGATCCAACAATTCAAGGATGGTTGTATGAAAATGCAGACAATGCTGATTTAGCCGCAAGGGCTATAGATCTTTACAAAATGGATGCAGGTATTACTTCTAAAAAAAGTAAAACTAAAATACAAGATGTAAAAAAAGAAGCAGCAAAAGCAGTAACATCAACTAAAAAAGGCAATCAAGTAAGTGTAACTGAAAAGAAAATTTGGACTGTTGATGAAATATCTAAGTTAAAACCTTATGAATTTGATAAACATGAAAAAGAAATTATGGCAGCTCGAAGAGAAGGTCGTATAAAGCGAAACTAAAAAACTTAACTTAACGCTATAAAGGAGAATAATTATGGCAGTATCAAGAGCAACAGGTTATTCAAACCTGCCTAATGATAACTTCATACCTGAAATTTATAGCCAGAAGGTTCAAAAGTTTTTCAGAACTGCTTCGGTTGTTGAAGATATTACAAACACCGACTACGCTGGAGAAATTGAAAATTTTGGTGACACGGTAAGAATTATCAAAGAACCAGTAGTTACTGTAGCTAGTTATACTCGTGGCTCAACTATCAATACACAAGAGCTTGCAGACGATCAAATTACTTTGGTTGTTGACCAAGCAAATGCTTTTGCATTTAAAGTGGATGATATTGAAGAAAGACATTCTCATATCAATTTTGAGTCTGTTGCATCATCATCTGGTGCATACGCTCTCAAAAATGCATATGATCAGAATATCATAGCTGCGATGTTTTCTGGTGCAGGAACTACAGTTGGATCAGATGGATCTGGACAAGATGTAGGTACTTACGCAGAAGGAACTACACTTGGAACACCTGAGAT